ACTACCCAACCGCCTAAGACATATTAAAACAGCTCCAAAACACGCATTTTTAAAACAGCAGCGATCGCTCCTGCCGCGGTGTGCGCTGGCGACAACGCTCAGATACACCCCGTGCAGGCCCCAGGTCTGACAACTGGGGTCTAAGGCTCAAGGTTCAACATCGCCTAAGAGATACATCTACGCTTCGCCACCTGGTACGACTCCACTGCGTCTGTCCTGTTGGCCCTGATTATGCGCCTCATTTCCTTAGGGCCGACTAGTGACACTAGCGTGCTCGACTTCTCCACGCGGCGAGCAAACGCACTAAAAAGGCTATGGGGGTGTGTGCTCGCTACGTCTTGCAAGACCTGCTCCTGAATCGCAGACGGTGCACCCGCGGGCAGGACACGTGTGCAGAACTCTTCCATTGCCGCCGACGACGAGTATGAAAGGAAGCTACGTGCCATCCGCGAGAGTTTGCCGGATGCCCTGAGCTTGACCAGTCCTGCCCGAACGGCATCCGGAATGCGGCTCTCCACCATCGGGCCCGCCTCGAGCCGCCCCCCCAAAGGTGACATAACTGTGCCCATGGCTGTGCGGCGCCTCATCTCCGCTCTGCAGCAATTGAGGTAGAACTGCCTGCACGCGGTGCTGATGCTCGCCCACCGCTGCATGGTTAGCGCGCCCTCCTCCGACGCAGCACCTCCGCCCGAGGTGCCCAACTGGAGAGCCGTGGGAAGGCCAAGACCACCCCAGCATCTGGGCGCGAAAGTCCATATCGCAGCAGCGACAGGGCTAGGCGTCCGTATCCATTCGGCAATATGCTGGAAGACATGGTAGGCTTGGAGGAACGTCCCGGCTAACGCGTCCAAGCCCGACATCACTGCACCCCGACACCCCGTGCTGACCGCGGTCACGCGCTCGACCAGAGAGGTGTGCTGCTCTGTGTTCTCTGCGCAGATGGTCATGGCAGCTCGAGTTCCGTGCACCACATGCCTCCCTGCTAGGTACGGCTCGTTGAGAAAGATCGCGAACCGATCACTCGGGAAGCATTTTGCTACCTCAACCGAGAACCCACAGTCAGAAAACGCTCTCACCGTACATACCTGAAACCGGCCAAAAAGCTCCTCTGCACGGTCTCTTGGTAGAGTCAGCTTCGCGAGACCGTCATCAATGTACGCCAGCAGGACAGCAGCCCACTTCCCAGCTTCGAGCCTCGTGCAGAGCTCGCGCGCGACGATGTCGCGCCTCCACACGGCCACAGCTCGGGCCATCAGTGCAATCAGGACCATCGTCATCTCCTTGCCGTTGTAGCCCTCCAGGTTTGCCCCTGTGTTGCGGAACCACCCCCTGAACCCGTTCTTGTTCATGTACAGCCGTGCTGCGAAGTTGATGGCTGCCGCAGACCGGAACAGGTCCGAGTCATACAACTGGGCCCACACGGCATGGCTAGCCTCCTGGATGTCGGGGTCCATGTTCGGTGACCAACCAGATATGTCGAAGCTGTAGAAGACATCACACTCTCTGGCATGAACGTTCCGGTTGACGATGGCCCTGACCCTCTCTTCCCGGGTTGCGGAGTCAGCTCCAATCATGAACGCGGGGTGGCACCGGCTGACCTCCTCGACCGCAACTTCCATCCACGACTGGTCCAGGCGGTCGGCCAAGTTCCCTGAGTAGATCCCGCGCGCGGGGTCTTTGTGGCCCTCTGGCTTGGTGTCGATCTTGTGGTCGTGGGGCCCCCGCATGTGTGGCACGCCAGGCATCGGGGCCGCGCTGTCCGTCATCATACGCAGCAGCATGTTGCCCTTATTGCGGTCCCGCTCGGGGTCGATTGCCTCATCCCAGCTGTCCCAGCCGAGCCCCGAGTCCTTCCACACAGCGGGGTCATCGGGGGACCGCCGGGGCATCTCGGCCGTGCCCTCCCACACAAGGTTGTCGTGGATGCTGCTCGTGGGAACCTCGTCGAATCTGCCGGCCTTGTACGCGGGAAGCCAAGTTGGAGGGATGATTCCCCCCCTGCACTCGAGTCGGACGCCTGGTTTCCTGATGTACGCCCTCAGGATTTGGTCCCTAAGCACGGTCTTGAACTCCGCGAGCGCCTCCGGCACCGCAGAATTTCGGTTGGTAACCATCTTGTGGCGGTCAAGGAGGGTCATGGCGGGACTAGCGTCAGGCGCTGGGCATAGCTTGTAGAGCTTTCCAAGGTTGAAGGCGGTTCCAGCGCTCCAGCCCGAACACTCGGCAACCCAACCGCGCAGGGCCTCCTCGGCCACGTATGGGGTCTCCAGTGTTTCCTGCCAGAGTGCCTCAGCTTCCACAGCCGATAACGGGCCAGCAAGCTTGCCCAGGAAGTACGTGAACGCGCGCTTGAAGCCCTTGCAGACCTGGACCTCGTCACCGGGAGGAACCGCCTCGGATGCATCCAGCAACCTCTGAACTTGGCGGTTCAGCGCTTCGATCAGCCGCCCTAGCTGACAGCGTTCGGCTCCGGGGGCGACGGCGGCCTGGCATATGGTGGCAACCATCCCCGAGCACAAGCCCATGGTGAACTGGTGTAGCCGCACCATGTCCGAACGCGACAGGGCGATCAAGTTGTCTGCGCACCGCGCAGTGGCGCACCCGTGCAGGACAGAGAATGTAAAGCGCGACACTGTGGCGCGGGGGGCTGGGAGCTCGTTCGCAACATCGGCCGGCTCCGCCCCGGCCATGAGTGCTCGACCATTGCAGCGCGCCCTTTGTCGCGCTTCCATCGCGCCCGTCCGTGCCATTAGTGCGTCGACCTCGTGCAGGATCCGCATCATCGCCGGAACTCGGCTCGCCGACAGGGCTGCGCACGCGCGCTTCTGGGCCGCAAGGGCATCGGGCACATGGATCAGGCTCCCCGCAGCAGAAGCTGCCGTGCACTCTCTCATGTACGACACCAGGGAATCCCAGGTCCGCACCGGTGCGGCGTGCTCGGAGTCATCCCACAGCCTGCGCGCGACCATGTACACCGCGTGCAGTCCCGTGTAGGTTACCACTGGTGACTTCGTCTCCTCGCGGATCTCGACTGCTGCTGCTTTGGTCATGCAGTAGGAGTAGGTCCAATCCGCATGGGAGTTAAGGCGCCGAGCGCGATCCGACCTCCGGACACTAAGGAGCTCGCGAATCGCAACTCTCTCTGGGTGGTCATAGTCCAGCTTGGCTATATCCAGAGACAGGCCGTTTGGGAATCGCGTCCCAGATGAGTCGGAGGGGAACTTCATGGCGTAGTCACCTAGCGTTCCCCCCTTGAACTGCCAGTGAATGCTGGACAGCACGTCCACCTCGTCAAGGATTGCCATGCTTCCGCACGTGGCGTCCAGCCATCCCATGATTAGCTCCCCGTAAACCGGCTGAACCTTGAATGTCGACATGGTATGGGTGATTGAAAGAATATCTTTTACTGTGTTGTTTATACAGAAGAGGACGGTCTATGG